AGAGTCTGCTTCTTATCTATTTTTTCTAATTTAGCAAGTAGATCGTTAAAGTCCATAATTCAATTCCAATGTTATCAAATATTTATCAGTGCTCACTTTACATTTCACGGTAGCGAATCGCTTCTTGTAGGCAGCAGCCGCCTAACACCTCCGTAGAGTAACGGTCCCAAGGTAGGTGTTTATCCAATATCTTTATCAATTCCTCTGCTGGCTACGCCTCCGCGTTTACGCTTGCTAGCCAATTCGTCTATTCCGTGACGAATTTGTTCTAAATTTTGTTCTAGTCCCATAAACATGCCGCCTTTTGACAGCTTACATATTTGTTCCCATACAGCTAAATTATCTGAATCTGCCATGTTGGCTAATTCTTTAAGTTGATTTCTAGCCTGCATAATCCTACTTTTTAATTTCATAGGATTTGCTTTCTCGTGACCGTAGATCATAGGATCATTAGGATCGTCTGTGGCTGCAATTGGTGTTTCTTTTACACTCAATCTTTTGGCAGCATGATGTTTGGCTCTTCTATTAAGAGAATCTGGTGGTAATTTACTTTGGCTAATATGTTTGTTTAAACGAGGAACACCTTCGTTGACTTTATTAGCTACAATCTCAGCCAGCTGTCTACTACGTTCTTTTGATCTTTCAGCTGACTCTTCAAGTTCTTCTTCAACTTTTTTAAAGTATTTTCCAATCATTCCTGGTTTAGCATCTTTAGCTACGTTAAGCACAGGACTGGTAATAGTTTTACGAGGCTCTGCCTCAATATAAGTTTGTACTGCTAATGTTTCAGCAGTGGTCAATCGATTAAGAGGACCTTTGCCTTCCATGATGTGCAGGAATTTTTTCATATCATTAGAGCCTTCTACAGGCTTCTTGGCAGAAGCACCATTAAAAGCCTGTAAAATTTTCTTCATGTCCATGATTACTGTGCTTTCTTTTTAGCAATAGCGATAGCAGCCTGTTGTTTAGGATTTTTAGCCTTGCCTTCGTACATGCTACCACACTCTTTTAAACCATGTACTGGACAGCTCTTACCTGCAGGACTGTGATTACATTTAGCGGCACCTTCCATTTTCTTACCAAACTTCTCTCCGCCCTTCATACCCCAGGTATTACCTGTATGTTTAGGTAGTTTAATCTCTTTAGACTTGTCAGCTTTCTTTTCAGCAGCAGATTTTTGTTTTACTTTACTTGCTGGTTCCCCATGCTCGTCGTCTTTGTAATCTGTACGCTTATGAACTACACCAGTTTTAGTTTTAGTCAATTCACCAGTGCGTGTCTTTTTGGTATCGCCTACTTTCATATCTTCTTTAACAGACTTACCACCCTTTTCATCTTTGCCAAGACGTCCAGCAATGACATCACCTCGTGTTACTTTGTCGTATGGTTTAGCATTGTTAGCTAGATTGCCATCACCCTTTTTAGATTTAGCAGCTTCTCTAACTGGTTTAGCCAGTGCAGGGTTTGTAGGTCCCATTGCCTTTTGTCCAGTCTTGGGATTAATATCTCCCCAACGAATACCTTTGTTTGGTCCAGCAACAATAACAGGATACTTTCCATCTTTGCCTTTTGGCGGAGGAGCACTTTCACCGTCCGGATCATATGGAAGTGCGCCCGACTCGTCCATGCTCTGTGCAACCTTTTTAAGCTTGTCTAATTTTTGCTTTGCTTCAACTAGCTTCTGACGGAATTCAGCTTTGACTGATTCCGAGTACATATCGCTGTTTTCAATCTTTGAACCGTATTCGCTGAACTTCATTTCGTACTCCATGTAATGATATACGCTGGCTACATAGTCAGCGGCTTTGGTAATTTTAGCCTGTACCCATCCTTCTAGTTGATCACCGTCTTTGACCATTTTAAAAAGTTTAAAGCTATAATTAGCCATCTTATAAAGATCAGCTCTAGCCATAGCAGCTTCGTGATCATCTGGGCGCATGTTCATATCCATTGTAAATCTCCAATTTTTAATATTTATCGTTTAATAGGCGGACCGCCAAATAAGCTTACACCTTTTACATTGTGAGCTCCTTTAGCTGTACCGTCTGAGTTTTTAGGTTGTATAATTTTAGGCTGCGGTGGGCTTTTTGTGCCGCTACCCGATTTAGCACTACCTGTATAACTTTTTTTACCCCTAGCAGACCCGGGGCTAATATGCGGATTAACAACAGTACCAATATTTGCTGTGCTAGTAGCTCCAGCAGATGCGTATTCGTTGATAATTTCTCGTATTTTCATAGTTTAGTCCTTAAATTGGTTTTTCACCTGTTAGCTTTGGTAGACTAAACCAGAGTTTAAACCATTCAGGAGTTCCCGGTTTGATGTCATGTTTTTTTTGTAATTCGCCCTTTTCGTTACCAGTAAGGCTTATATTACTGCCTCCGTAAGGATCTACAGGATCATATTTTAGATAACCCTTAAATTCATTTATTCCAGCAAGGCGTTTTAATTGACCTAATTCATCCATTACTTTAATGTGGCTCTTAACATCCATCCGTGTTTTTTGTGTGCATCTAATCTGCTGGCAACAAAGTCGCTGAAACCAAACTGTTTATAATTTTCACTGATTTCAAATAACACCTGTAACATCTTAACCATCTTTTCATTATCTTGCAACAATTCAACAACCATTTGTTTGCTGTCTAATATACCTGTTTCGTCGTCTATCTGTGACAGCATACTAAATCTTTGAAAGCTAGCAGGGGCATACGCTCCCATGGCACGAATTTGTTCGGCAAATGTATCAATGCTACCATACGCTTCTTCGTAAATTTTACCAAACAAATTATGCAAAGGTTCAAAGAACATACCTTCTACGTTCCAGTGAAAGTTTTGTGCTTTGATAACAAAACTGTATTCGCTAGCAAATGCAATTTTAGCGGCTTTGTGTAACTCTTCCATTTTTATTCCTTAACTCTTCTTTCTGACATTTTTAAAGGTTCGTCTTTTTCTAAATTCTTTTTACTATTAACTGGTATTTCTTTTGTTGCATCTTTTTCAACACTGGACGGAGTTTCTTTATTTTTTAATTTATTACTAGCTAATGGCTTTGTTGGCTTCTTTACAGGTTCAACAGATTTTTCTTTGCTAGATTTAGCCTTTTCTTTTTCAGCTTTGGCTTTTTCTTTTTCAGCTTTGAGTTTATCTCTCTCGTCCTTTTTTCTTATCTCTTCATCTTCAGCTTCAATGTATGGCAGCATATATTGTCTTACTAATTCGAAATAAGAACGTCCTGCAATAACAATGTCTGGTTTCCCGTTGAGGGCATATTTTTCAAAATCTTTTAAATTGTTTTCTCTTACTGCTTTACGAACCAGCGATGCTTCACTCTTACGTTCTGCTTTTGCCCACTCAATATTTTTAAATTTGTAATAACCATGTGGACCTTCTATACCGTTTTGTTTCTGTATCATTGGAAGATATATTTTTACATCTTTATCATCAGTAACTACTCGTAAGGTTGACTCTTCTCCGTGTTGCTTATAGGCCAGTACAGCAAGTGTAAACCAAGTTGTAGTGGCAATAAGATGGTCTGCAATTTCAGGATATAGTTCTTTCATTGCTTCTATTTTAATACCAAACGGTAAAGGATCTTTTGGTCCTTGTGTGCTTTCATTTGTACCAATATACCAGTTAGGAAACTTTGCTGCCTCTATCCATGCAGCCACATGACCAAAGTGTGGAGGATTAAATCTTCCAAACATAATGGCTACAGACCTGTCCGTGCCAACTTCAAATAGTTCTCTTAAAAGCATAATTTATTTCCGAAATTTTCCGTAGTGGCCTTCTCTGACATTTTCACTTTCTAATTTATGTATAGCAGCGCATACCTCTTGGCACATTTCTTCAGATAGTGTACTTTTTAATCCTTCTACTTGAAATTTATTTTGATATTGTTCAAACGCTTTACTTACTAATTTTTTAAAAGCTCTGGGATGAATTTCTTTGCCTTCTTCGCAATACTTCTTAAATTTAAGCATTGCTGGAAAATAATCTTTTCTATAGAACGAAGGTTCGTTATTCATATAAAAAATAAGATCGTCGGTGAGATCAAAATCTAATTCTTTTTCAGGATTAGATTCGCTAGTAGCGGGAAAAAACATTTCATTAATACGCATAATTACCAAGCCCTACATGACCAATAACGTGCTTTCCAACGTGGACCAGGATTGTCACAGTTGTGTCTAGCACGGAAGTTTTTACGGCGACCAGGAATATGCTTTTTAATGCTTAATTTCTTGTCACCAAAATTTACCTTAACTACTTTACCATTAGGCTTGCGTACATAGACTTTAGACTTTTTAACATCGCCCTTCATAGGCTTACCCAATGGCACTGAACGACCTTGATAGTCGGCTTCAGTAATTAGCTCAAGATTAGATTCTTTAAGCATTTTAATGGCTTCGTTGTCTAAAGCAATTAAAATGCTGTCCTCCCAGCTTTCTAATACTGTGGTTTCAATTACAGTATCTTCACCAATTTCAATCTCAAATCCGTCACCGGGATGGACATCGCCTTCTAGTTCAATTTGTTCTACATATTCGAGCAAAGTTTTAGCGGTCATAGAAAGTCCCTTATTTCTTTATATTTATCGAAATAAGGGACTTGTGTTAAGCTTTAATTACTGATTCTATTTTGCTTATATATGTGCCTACAAACATCCTAACCATGGTCATAGCTTTGTCAGTACGAACATAGAAGTAGCTACCACCGTAACTGCGTGTTCTAGTAAGGTCTTTTTCAGCTCTTTTTGTAAGTTTTATATTCTTGTTTTGTTTAGCCCAATTTATAAATGTACTGTTTTCTTGAGTAGTTTTACCTAGGAAAACCTTGTAATCGTAATTTAATTTTTTAACAATTACTGCTCCTTCTTTTAACGAAGGATTAGATTTATTGGGTATACAAATATAACTTACACGGGCAGGATCTAGTCCTGCCAATGCTTCGATAGATTTACTGTTGTTAGTGTAGAAATTAAGATAAGGGTGTTCTACTCTTATGTTGTAATCTGTAAAAGATGCCAAAGACTTTTGAAGGTCAAAGCAATATTCAATGTCTTCGTTACTTTTAATTTTAAGCCATAACGGTCGTTGTCCTGTTTTAAGGAGTTTTAATCTTGTTTCAACAAAGTCTAAATCGTTGCCTCTAAACCAATTTGCAGCAGGACACACCAGTACAATCTTGTATTGGTACTTGTTTGAAAATAAACTTACTGTGTCCTTAATTGTAATTGATTTATCAAGCTTCAATTGCTAACATCCTTGCAAGTTTAGGTTTAGAATTTAAAATAAGCTCACCGTTTTTCTCTGTAATAACCAGAGTGCCGCCTTCTTTTAAATCTCCAAACAACATCATTCTAGCTAACGGACGTTTAATTTCTTTGTCAATTATACGCTGTAACGGTCTTGCGCCCATTTTAGCATCGAATCCTTTTTCAATTAACCAGTCAATGGCTTCGTCAGTAATTTTAAGTTTAACATTCTTTTCTTTAATTTGATCACGCAGTTCAATGACAAATTTACCAACAATTTTAATCATTGTCTCTTTAGTTAACTTACCAAACGTTACCACAGCATCTAAACGATTACGGAATTCCGGAGCAAAGAACTTTTTAAGTGCTTTGTCGCTGTAGCTCTGTTCTTGTGTGCCAAAGCCAATAGCATTCTTTTCTGCGTCTTGTGCGCCAGCATTAGTTGTAATAATAAGAATTAAATTGCGGCAGTCTGCTTGTTTTCCGTTGCTACCTGTGATAAAACCATTGTCCATCATCTGCAATAGAATAGTTGATACATCAGGGTGCGATTTTTCAATTTCGTCTAACAACAATACGCAGTTAGGACTTTCTTGAATTTTAGTAATCAGTAAACCAGCATTTTCTTCGAAGCCTACATATCCCGGAGGACTGCCAATCAGTTTACTCACCGAGTGCTTCTCCTGGTATTCACTCATATCAAATCGCACAAGTTTAACACCAAGATGTTTAGACAATGCTTTAGCAGTTTCAGTCTTACCAGTACCAGTTGGCCCCATGAATACAAAACTACCAACAGGTTTGTTTTCAGGCTTTAATCCAGCTCTGCTGACAAGAATCTTATCTACAATTTCTATAATTGCACTATCCTGACCATAGACTTCTTGTTTAAGTTTATCTTCAAGTAGTGCTAGATTGCCGCTTTCTTGTTCTGCAATTTGCTCCACAGGCATTTGAATCATTCTTGCAATTTCGAATTGAATAGCGTTTTCATCAACAATTCTTTCGTCAGCAAGTTTGAGATTAAATCGACTACAAGCACAGTCAATTAAATCAATTGCTTTGTCGGGTAACTTTTTATCAGTTTGATATTTTACACTCAACTTAATAGATGCACGAATGGCATCGTCTTTGATTTTAACATTATGAAACTGCTCGTAATACTTCTTAACACCTTTAAGAATCTGCAAGGTCATTTCTTGTGTTGGCTCATCAACTGTAATACGCTGGAATCGACGCATCAGCGCACGATCCTTTTCAAAGTGCTTGCGATATTCTTCCCAAGTAGTACTAGCAACTACTTTGACATTGCCCTTGGCCAATGCAGGCTTCATCATGTTAGCAAGATCATTGGCATTGTTATTTGCTGAACCAGCACCACTGATCATATGTGCTTCGTCAATGAACAAGACAGTCTTTCCTTTTTTACTGAGTCCTTTTAATACTGCTTTAAATCTTTCTTCAAAGTCGCCGCGATATTTACTACCTGCTAGCATAGCACTTACGTCTAAACTAAAGACTGTATATCCTTTAAGGAATTCAGGTACAGCACCGCTGACAATATTATAAGCCAATCCTTCTGCAATAGCAGTTTTACCAACACCTGGGTCGCCTACTAGAATACAGTTATTCTTACTGCGTCGACCTAATGCTAGGGCAATGTTTTCTAATTCTTCAACGCGACCAATAACTGGATCAACTTTGCCCTTCCTTACTAGCTCGTTAAGATTGCTGGTAAAAGACTTAATAGCTCTTTCTCCGGCGTTGTCTCTAGGATCTTCTTCTTCAGGAGTTTCAACTTCGTTGTTTAGATAGTCTGCAAATTTTTCTTTGTCGATATCAGCTTGTTGAATATAATAACTGGCCCAACTGCGCTTTTCGCTCATCATAGCAAGGAAAACATCTGTGCTTTCAATACGTTGACGTCCGTTAAACAATACCTGTGTAAATGCACGATTAAGAACACGTTCTACAGTTTGCGTCTTGCGAGGTTTAATATCTGTTATTGTGTCATTAACAATTTCGTCACATTTATTTTTTAAATAATGTTCGAGATTCTTTTTAATATATTCTGGGTCAGCGCCATACCCTTGAACACAGTTAAAAAAACTATCTTCACAGAGCATTGAAAATAACAGATGCTCTATGGTAAGATATTCGTGCTTTAACTGTTTAGCAACGTTAATTGCTTTTTCAAATACTAGCTGAAGCTCGCTGCTGGGTTCTACCATTACGTTTCCTTTGTCGTTTAATTGCTAAATCTAATTTAAATTTACTTACCTTGGATACAAAACACACGCCATCCAAGTGATCTAATTCGTGTAAGAAGCATCGTGCATCAATGCCGTCAAGTCTTATTATAACAGGATTTTTGTCTCTGTCAAAAAATTCGACTACAATATTTTCTGGACGTTTCACTGCTAACAACAAATTTGGAAAACTCAAACATCCTTCGTAATCTTGAGTCTCTTCATCGCTGGTAGCAATAACTTTAGGATTGAATACTGCAAAAGGTTCAGTGACTCCTTGCAGGTTTCTTGTGTACATTGTAAACACACGGGCTTCAATACCGCATTGTGGTGCTGCTAATCCTATGCCGTTTTCAGCGTACATAAGTTTAACCATTTGTTCTTCTAGGTCCTTTGGATCCATTACCGGATTATCAAAATCAAATTCCGGCATAGGTTTGTCTAGTATATTATTTGGATGTAAGACTAATTTCAGCATATAATTTTTCTAGTTTTTCTTTAAGTTCTTGATCAGTTACTGCCGGGATCTGCATTTTTATTTTAATAATGAGGTCTCCGCGGAAGTTACTGTTTATGTTTTTAAATCCTAATCCTGCTGATGCAAAATCACTACTGGGATCAACACCCGGTGGCAGATTAAATCTTACATTTTTACCACCTGGGATTTCTACCATTTTAGTACAGCCGAGCATAGCTTCAAACGGATTAATTGCAATATAGGCAATAAGGTGATCACCGAATCGTTCGTACAGTTGTGTAGGCTCAACTACCACAGTAACTAATAAATCGCCACGGGGTAAATTACCTATACTGTCGTCTCCCATTCCGTGATATCGAATAGTTTGACCACTTTGTATGCCAGGTGGTACCTTGATTAGTACAGTTTGATTTTTACCAGACGGTAATTTATAATTGGCTTCTAGTTCTGTACCGGTGTAACTTTTATCAAATGCAATTTTTATGTTGATATTTAAATCACGATTTTTAGCTCGTCGTTGACCTTGCCTAAAGATTTCTTCAAAAGGATGCCCCCTTCCGAATCCTTGCCCAAACATAGAACCAACATCAAACCATCCTTGTCCACCGCCACCTTGTGCAGTAAACGGATTAAAACCCTGTCCATTTTTTTCTGCATCGTACATGGCTTTCTTGTCTGGATCGCTTAATGTATCATAGGCTTGACTTATTTCTTGAAAACGTTTGGTATCACCACCTTTATCGGGGTGATGCTTACCGGCAAGCTTTCTATAAGACTTCTTTATTTCGTCCAAAGATGCATTTTCATTAACTTCTAAAATTTTATAGTAATCCATAGCACTATTATATATTAAAAAAATGATGATGTCAACATACAAATGACAAAGGGCATATTTCTATGCCCTTTGGTTGGAGTAAAAAGTAGTTTACTTCTTGGCAGCAGGAATGTCTGTACCTTCGAGTTTCTTGCGAACTTTGATTTGTTTACATTCTTCTACTACTTTGCCGTTTTTATCTTTAACTTCTTTACCTGCTTTGTCTTTCTTTGGGTGGCATACGGTTTTCATTTCGCCCTTGCCAGGCCCTTCTTTGTCATCGGCAGCGTAAACATTGCCAATTAACGCTAGACTTGTTACTAATGCTAGAATAAATTTCATAATTGTCTCCTTAAATTTCTGGATCATATTGTGGTGGAGGTGCCTTCTTTCCACCCCAACCTGTAGTTACTCCGGCTGCTGGTGCCCCAAACCCGCCACTCGCTGGCGCTCCAAATCCTGGATTGCCACCAAAGCTCGCTGGTGCTGGAGATGCGCCTCCAAAGCTGCCTCCCCCGCCCACGGGTTGTGAGCCCCAGGAATTTGTGACTGGTGCTGGTGCACCAAATCCACCGGCTGTGGACTGTCCGACTGGTGCCGGAGGCGTATATGTTGTTCCGACATTCGCTGGTAGGTTGATTCCGCCATTGTTTGCTCCTCCTAGTTTTTCCTGTGTACGACCATATGCCGCAATACCTAGAACAGCACCCATAGCAATGTGATACAATCCAGCGCCCTGTAATGTAATAGGTTGCCATTGGACATTGACCTGACCTTTACTTACACTCTGTAGTATACTCCATAGTACTGGGAATATTACAAAGTCTGCAATACAAGTCAACATATATGACCATCCCATCATAGGACGCCATTTACTGTTCATCCAGTCTTCTTTCTTCTTTTCAGAAGCACTCATTTTTTCATATTCTTTATTGCTCATCGCTCACCTCTTATAAACTAAATGGAAGCCAAAGCCATAGTGCTTGACTTACAAACAAACTACCAGCTGCCCCTACAACTAAACTAACCCAAAACATTGGCATACTTACTGCAAGAATACTAGCAGTGAGTAGAACAATAGCAATTTGTAGTACGCTACCACCCCAGGTAAACCAAGGAGATTTTTGTCTAGCTTGCTCGCGTTCAGTTTCTAATGCTTTGGCCTTTTGCATGATTTCTTTTTTATCTGCTTCCATACGAGCAGCTTCTGCTAGAAACTTTTCTTTGTTAGCGGGAATCTTTGATTCTACTGCGGCAGTTTCATAAAGAACTTGTCGAACATTCTTTGCTTGATACCATGCCCATTGATTATTAGCAGCAATAGTGTTGTTCATAATTTTACTGCTGTTTTGTCCTCCAACCATTGAACTGATTGCTAAAATAGCAGCTAAAAATACAATGACAAATCCTGCTTTATCTTTGATCTTTGCTTCACGCTCTGAACGTGACAGTGGTTTAACTTCGCTCATTAATGTGCTCCTAAAACATGTAATGCGTGTTCGTAGTGCTTGATACGATCTTCTAGACCAATTGTACCTCCGTTGATACGTTTAGTCAATGTTAGAATGTCGCCCCTGTCCGCCCACTGATTAAGTTTGTTTGTTTCCCAGAACCAGCAAGCTGATTGTACAGCGCCTTCAAATGTTGCTAGGTAAGCCGGAATTTCTTCAACTGGTGTTTCAATACTGTCAGCAAACGCTTGATAGTTATTTTTACCAGTTAATTGAATAAGTCCACGACCTAAATAACGGAATCCGTCACCTGTTTCTTCTGGACCGTTGCCCATACGTCCGCCGTAGACTCTGTTAGCAATAGCTTCTTGCTTGTTAGGCAATGCTGCAAATTGTGCTGCCAAAGCATCTGTTGGGAAATATTTAGGAAAAATTTTACGCAAAGTTGCTGCTTTGTAATTTAAATTTTCCTTTAGCATTCTAAAGCCGCCGCTTTCGTGAGCGCATTGTGCTACAAAGGCTGCTACTCTTTGTGGGGTATTAATGTCGTAGTCTGGTAAACAAATTGCTAATGCTTCGTACCAATGATCTACGTAGGGATTACCTGGAATAAGCTGTGACAGCTGCTCCTGACTTAATATAAAACTCATTATCGCTCCTAGTCATAATGTACAGTTATTTAACTGAATCGAACAGTTTTTTCTGCTCGTCGTACCACTCTTTCCAACCATCTACTTTATTTGAACATTGATAATAAAGTGTATAGTTGTTAACTATTACTTTTAATAGATCGGTTATCGCTACCTTATCACCGGCTATTTGTTGTAGTTCCTGACATTGTTCCGTTAGATTTTTAGGAACTTCAGGAAAGTTTCTTTTAACAGGAGTTACAACGGAACATCCTGTTAAAAATATTGCAAAGATTACTGCAAGATGTTTCATTTCTTGTTATCCTTTACAATTTGATTCAACTCTTTAATTGCTGCCTTGTTGTGCTCGTCAATTATAATTTGAGGAACAGGGCAACTTTTAAGAGCATTCTCAAGCTCTTTTTGTCTAGCTGCAAATTTTTCGCGTTCAGCTTGACTCATGTCCTTGGTAATTTCTACAGTATCGCCTTTTACTATTCGATCAATATATTCTATTTGTGTTTTAGCACGTTCTTTAACTATACGATCTTTATAAACAATTTTTTCTTCAATTTTTACATTAGTCTCTTTAGATTTGTCTTCGGCTACTCTTACTTTTTCTTCTAACTCTCTTACTCTAGCCTGCCATTTTTCTTCGTTGGCAATCACGCCTTGAAAGTATACACCTACTAATAGTAAGATAATAGAAATTACTTTAATTGGAAGTGCGTTGTTTGATATAAAAGGAATCTTTTTAAGAATCCAAGATGCAATCAATCCAATTACACCTGCAATTAATACGAGAGACCAAAACCAATCAGGTAAAAAACTTAACATCCAAGTTATTTGCCACATTATAATTTCTCCAATGCTACTGCAAAGTTTCCATTTTCAAATACAAATGTTTGGTTAATTTTAGTTATGTTATAGTTTCCAATGTACTTGGTTAGATAAAGTGATTCAGCTATGTCTTTGTTTTCAATCATTATTCTACCTGGAAGACTTTCATACACTTCGGATCTAGAGCCAAAGCCCTTAATTCTCATACGTAAAGGTTCTGCGTATTTCTTTTGAAATACTAGATCGTCATTGTCTACACTTATACTTTCAAGATAGCTTTTGTTAAAAAAGTTACTGAAATTATTTAAACTATTTTCTTTAATTTTTATCTCGTAGTCGTTTGGACTAGTTGGAATCATTTCATTAAGATTGTCTAACGGTAACGAGTTAAAACTTTTATAATATCTAAATTTAAAATCTTTGTTACCAGTTAAGTTAGAAAGTCCATACATTATTTCTTGAATTTGTTCAGCAACTCGTTTAGTTCTTTCTAATTCAACAAACACTTTATACTTTCCATCATCCAGCTCGCCAGGACTTGCATCAGCGTCTAACACAAAGTCGTATCCACGCTCAACAAAATTTACAAGATCTTCTGCTGGTTCTTTATCTTCTACGGTAAAACTTAAAACTACGATGTCTTTGTCATTGCCCATTTTTGAAGCATAACTATCAACTTCAAATATATGTTCAATAAGATCGTGTAAATCGTTTTCTTTTAAACTCATATTAAGCTCCTGGTGCCATTGGCATAGCACCTGCCATAGGAGCAGCGGCGCCAGCAGGAGCACCTGTTCCAGCTTGTGCAGTCATTTCATCTGCCGTCTCAGCTGGTGCAGCTTGTTTTCCTTCAGTGCTGCCAATACCAATGCTTTCTCTCATCTTTGTCATATATCCTTCGAAGATATCTGAAACAAGTTTACGTGGCATAGTAATTTCTACTACCCATACAGGATTACGATCTAATTTACCCTTTTGAGTACCTGGGCGTAGATCGTCGTGTGTTTTTACTTCTCGTGGTTCTAAAAGGTGTGTGCGCTCGTAACGTACTTTACATCCGTAATCTAACAGACGTTTAGCAGCCATAGGATCTGGCATTTTTTCCATAGGCCACATAAAGCTAGCCTTGATCCAGTGACGTTCAACTAAAGGACCTTCTGCAAGTTCACCGTCCTGCCAATTTTTATATACGTACATATCCATTTCGTCAAGCACACGCTCAAAGTCTTTAAGTGTGCTCAAACTAGAGTTGGCGCTGTAGATAGATTCTACATTTTTAATAACATCTAAAATATCTCTCATTTTGCGTCCTAGAAAATGCTACACTTATTTAGCTGCTGGGAAAGTATATCTTATCATATTATTTTTGGATTTATTTGTTAAATAAAAATGTAGGACCTCTGTAGTTACTGGGCGGTCGCTACAAGTCCTGCTTTTAACTTTTAAAAAAGTGGGAGAACTTAATGAGTAAAAACCGCGTAAAAAAACGTTTTACTTCCAATGTCAACGTGATTGACTTTCAAACGTATGCACCTCAAAAGAAGCATAAAGTAACACTACTGCCTCGCAATAAAAACCAAGAAACTTACCTACAAAAGCTACAGGATGACAAGAAAAGCATCGTGTTTGCTATCGGCCCTGCTGGTACAGGTAAAACAATCATGGCTGTTATGCACGGTATTAAGTTACTCCAAGAGGGCATAATTGATAAAATCATTGTGACTAGACCCGCCGTTTCCGTAGATGAAGACCTAGGATTCTTACCAGGTACGCTTAATGAAAAGATGGCACCATGGACAAGACCTATCTTTGATGTATTAGGAGAATATTATCAACAGAAAGATATTGAGAGTATGTTGTACGAAGGTACAATAGAGATTAGCCCACTTGCTTATATGCGAGGCAGAACATTTAAAAATGCTTATGTCATAGCAGATGAAATGCAAAATGCCACGCAGAATCAAATGAAAATGTTATTAACTCGTTTAGGTGAAAATTCCAAAATGGTTGTTACAGGAGATTTAGCACAAGCAGATAGATTAAAAGATAATGGTTTGATTGACTTTATTGGTAGAGTAGAGGACAGAAGATATCAACATATTGATGTTGCTAGATTCGACCATAAAGACATTGAACGACACCAAGCAGTTGCCGAAGTCTTAAAGATTTACGGCGACGAGTAAGTCAAAAAAAAGGGCGCTTTATGCGCCCTTTTGTGTTTGTGTAACTTCTATTCCTGATTTTTCAAGGAATCGGACTCCCGCATCGTCTCTATAGTTTTCATTATAGAAAACACGACGAATACCACTTTGGTATATTAGTTTTGCACAATCCAAACAAGGACTGTGAGTAACAAATAAATCAGCATCCAAGCCACTGTTACTAGATTTCGCCAATTTCGCAATAGCATTTGACTCAGCATGTAGTACCTCTGGTTTAGTTTTTAGGCCGTAACGTACATTGCGACCTGCCTCTTCGTGCCATCCTTCGTAGGGATACTGCGCTTCAATTTCTTCAGGACTCAGCCAACCACCTGCACCCTTGTCCCAAACTTTATCTTCACAGGTGTTATCCCAACCAGCAGGCATACCGTTGTAGCCATAGCTGATAACAGTATCGTCTTTGACAATCACAGCCCCAACATTTAATCTAACAGCATGACTGAGCTGGGCAGCACGTTCTGCCCAGTCCATATATAAATCTATATACTTTTGTTTCATTCTTCTAGAAGATTAATTTTATTAGGCTTGTCTTTCCATTCTTCGTGATCAGGTAATGCCGCTTTCTTTTTAGTTATAGTAGGCCATTGCTTGCTTAATCTTGTGTTAAGTTCAGTCCAAAATACGACATCAACATTGACATCGTTATCCTGAACTATGGCATCGATAGGACATTCTGGAATACAAACACCGCAATCAATACACTCGTCTGGATCAATAACAAGAAAGTTTGGACCTTCTTTAAAACAGTCAACAGGGCATACTTCAACGCAATCAGTGTGTTTGCATTTAATACAATTTTCAGTTACTAAATGAGTCATAATTATAATCTCGCAAGTCTAATAAGAGTAGCAGCCAGATTAATTTCTGGATCGATAACCAGTGTATGATCAACTAGTCCTTGTTTGATGATTAGCACAGCAGAGTCTTGTGCCTGCTCATCTTTTCCAAACAAATCAATATTGTCGTACATCCAGCGATAGATATCGTCCATTTCTTCTGGCCTTGCTTTGCCGCACAACAGTTTTCTAGCTTCGTTTATTTTACCTTGCTTAAACAGTTCAACCATTTCGATACGATAGTCCAATGTGCCGATATCATTAGTATTGGGTCGTATAAGTTTACCTTCATTGGTATTTTGTTGTACAAGGTTGATGCATTTACGCAAATCTGGATAAGTTACTTTGACAAATGTATCTAGTGTATCTAAATCAAACTCTGTGCCTTCTTCTACTAGGATAGTGGCTACCCGAGCTGTAAATTCAGTAGCGTCAATTTTTTCAAAGTGAAACTGTTGACATCTACTATGTAGAGCAGGAATAATTTTGTTAGGATGATTACAAGTAAGAATGAATCTACTAGTGCTAGCATACTCTTCCATAACTCCACGCATGGCCGCTTGTGCATCTAGAGTAAGCTCATCTGCCTCATCTAACAGCACTACTTTAAATGGACCAAACGGCATCATCTGGATAAAGCTAGTGATTCTATGTCTTACCTCACCAATGCCTCTTTCTCGACTGGCGTTAATTTCTAGAATATCGTATTCTGGAATTTCCATTTCGTGAAGGATCATTTTAGCCATGGTAGTTTTACCAATGCCTGGACTACCACTTAACAGCAGATGCGGTATGCTTTTATCTTTGATCCAAGATAGTACTGTCTTCTTTTGAAATTCGTCACGCCATACATAACCATCAACGGTCTTTGGTCGATATTTCTCTACCCACAATTCTTTCATTTGAAATCCTTTGCCTTAAATTAAATTTTTCAGTTATTGTATCTAAACTTTTTTGTATTGTACACTCTACTACACCTAGATCGTGAGTAGTATACGCACAATGTATGGGAGTTTGGTCTACAGCATTTAAACATTCTTCTATGACCAAATCAATTAGTTTGTTTAAACGATCTCGCTCGTACGTACTGCTAAACCCCGCTTTCCCAATTAGTTCCTCTTTCATAATCACTCCTTGTGTTCTCTTCTATACTTCTTTGATGCTTATATTCTCGTTTAAGCCAGTATTTGTATTTGTTAAAATATTCTTTAAGGTCGTAGGACAGAGTCTGACCGTAACCTTCTAATTCAGATTGATGTTCAAACCACATTTCTTGTAACCACGTACGAAAATTTTTCATATTATGTATTATCTTTTAAAGTTTGCCACATTTTTTTCTGATCTTGAATTTTTAGCCATTCTGTTTCATCATCGCCAAAATTCGGAGCTCTAGAAAGTGCATCGTCTACTAACCATTTAATTCGCCATAGATCCTGTTTGCAATGCCAAGAAGTAAACCCGTCGTTATAACTTGAATTAATTTCAAGAGCAAGAGTGTTTATTTGAGAGGCAATGTCAGCGACATCCCAGTTTTTTTTGAATCCCATACTTACATTATAGAGAAAAAGAAAGGGTCTGTCAAGACCCTTTGAGTTATCTGCTCACAAACGGAGCCAACTCCGGGGGCACCCACCCTACGGGTTTCAATACCTTACCGTCCTCACGCTTACGCACCTTGCCAGTATCTTTGTCAATCTTGGCAAAGTTAGTTTTCATGACTTCTTTCCATGCGCCTTCTGCATCAAACCCTGCTGAATGAATAGCACCGATAGTCACAACCAAGATATCAATTAGTGCATCGAGCACTTCTACGTCATCATTAGCAGCCAGAGCGGCTTGCAATTCTTTGTGTTCTTCTTCAATCAATGCACAGTACATATCAAACTGAGAACCGGCTGGCCCATCAACTGTTTGATCACAGGCTCGCATAAACTTTTCTTGATCTCTAAACGGATTTGTCATAATGGAATATATTCGTCTTCTGGTTTTTCACTTGTCTGTAAAAGTATTGATTCTGGTTCAACCATTCTGAGTGTAAGTTCCTTACCTTCAGATTCAATTTTTACACCTCTAGTCCAACGACCATGTTCTACATAAATCCACTCGCCAACTTTTACGTCGTCTTGTTCTGGACCAACTGCCCAAACTTTTGCCCAACGTGGTCGTACTCCGTGAGCCTTACCGTCGTCACTTTGAATAATAATTCCAGAAGCGGTTTTACGTTCTTCAAAATCCATATCGACGACTAACACATTTTTTCGTATTGGCTTAATTGTGCCTTTAACTACGTTCATAGTTACCTCAATTTCCAGTTGATTTTCCTACATAATAATCGTTGACAATTTCTTCGCGCTTGCGAATAATTTTGCCACCCGGTCCGATTTCATCACCTCTAGCGTTTACTCTAGCATTACCAACTGCTAGGGTAGACTCATTGCGGCTACGAAGTTTGTCTAAATCAACTTCTTTGCCCTGCATAGTGCGATAAACTTGTTTTGGTGCTTCTTTCTGTGCCATGATAGGTCTCCTTGTAATATATGTACTTATCTTAAAAATTCACGCCAGTTTAAATTATATTTAATAGGGTCGATTCTGTGAACTCCTAGAATATATAGTACATAACTTGATACACTAGATCCACGTCCTACACCCCAAACAATATTGTTAGCTCTGCAAGTGTCTACCAAATATTTTAACCATCGCAAAAGATTTATCATATTTCTTGCTCGAAATTCCTGTAATTCTTCTATTAGTCGTTGGTAGTGTTCTTTAGGACATTCATTAACTAGGAATCCTTCGATGTCCATAGTTTGATATTCGTCCGGCATAAGCCAATTTTGTTGTAGTGCTTGATCAAAGTCTTCAACAGAATAATCTCTATTAATATTGTCGTTTAAAAGAATTTCTTCGAGTTGAGAAAGCTTTTTAATATCGCTAGTACTGTCGCAGACGAGACCTTGTAGTTTGTCACACTGATTTTGATAAATCAGATTAATAAGGTCTCTTTCTTCAAAGATTGGATTTTTGTATTTGTCAAACTTCATTGCGTAAGTTTAACTTACATTGATTAATTTGTCAAGTCCTTTGTCTCTACTTTGGTATTGTTGCTCAAGAAGTTTCGATCTTCTCACTGACAGCTCTTCTCTGTACAGTCCTATAAAAGTAGAAATTTGTTGTTTGACAGCAGGATTTTGGACCATCCAATATTTTTTGGTTAGGTCCTGTAACCTACTTTCAATTTCTGTTTCTTTAAGTTGACTAAAATCTTCAGACAATGGATGTATCATGCGAACTCGCCAATGAATTTAATATAAACAACATTATTGTATGGATCTTTCCAAGCTTCAATTACTTTTCTTCTTGAAGTATCTGCACTTACTGTAAATGGAGATACTATAGACTGTGCGTTTCTAGTAACAGTAAGGTTAGATCCAAATGCCACAGCCTGTGCAGAATCCCAAGTGACCGTTAGAATTGTTCTTGGAACTTGAGCAAGTGTGCCAGATGCTGTTGAGAAAGTTTGAATAGCAGTACCGCCATGCGTTGTAGCTACTCTAATCTTTGTACTACTGACAATTGCTGATACAAAATAATCAGTTAACGGCAATAACCCACCAAACCCTGTGCCAGTAAAACTTATTGGCATACCAACGTACATGTTTGTTGAATCAATGGTTACAGTATTTCCGTCACCTGACAGTGGGAAAGATGCATTCTGTGCTCCGCCTGTGTATGCGCCTGTAGTTGCTACCGCAATGTAACTTGCTGGACTGCTTGATAATTTAATATCACCCCCTACCTTGTAAGCATAGTAAGTTTGCGTAGTACTTAATTCTGGAACTCCAGTAACATTAGCTAGGCTAACAGGATCACCGTCAGTGATTGATGCAATGCTGCTACTCATAGTTACAAAAGTGTCAGCACCAACTACAATAGCAGAGTATCCAATGGCTAGTGTAGCTGTTGTACCTGTTGCATTTCCTGTCATAGGTGTTATATTTGATACTGTTACAGTTCCAGTAATACCAGTTCCGTAAACAGTATTGCCAATTTCAAATATTCCTGATGTAAGATTAGAATTGATATAAGTGAATCTAGTTGTATTAGATAGCACTGATTTTAGTTCTCTTACTGCTCCAGTGGCAATAGCTAGGTTTTGACCAATTTCATATTTGACTGTTCCACCGCCAGTGGTAGCAAAAGTAATAGTTCTTTGTGTACCGTCACTTCTTAATTCTAAACGGATACGTCCGTATTTGTCATTTCCGGGCCATCCCTCAAAGGTAACGAGTCTGTCTGCACCGGCTATTTCAATCATTTGATATTCACCGTTGGTAAGACTTACTGCTAGATTTGAAGTAGCAGTAGTTTGATACGCACTACCCCATGCACGACTTAACACTAGATTGTCTAGTATATTTCCGTTAAAGTTGTTAGTATCGTTTAATTTGGCTGTGTTGTTCTGTAATGCTGTAATTTCGTTGCCAGCAGTGGTCAGCCCAGTTTTAATAACATTAAAGTTATCTCTAAAACCTTGACTGTCGTTATCGACTCCTGCTACGGGAAAATTAGCATCTATAGTGTTTGCTACTATTGCACTGGTCATGTTAATGTGGTCCTATCGTTTCTAAATACAAGATATTTATCTGTGTCGTAGGCACCGTCTACAGAATCAATTATGTAGCGATCTACGGTATAATCTAGTATCTTTGGGTCAAAATTACTGTTTTTAATGGCTAACAGTATTTCAGAAGACTTACCTGGCAAGCAATAACACAACGGTACAGCGGCAGTATAATTTAGTTCTGTTGCTGATCCGGCTTGAATACTACGCATCCAAAGTGGCAAGTAATTTCTTTCAGATTTAGTATTCGGCATATTGCGTATTCTATAACGCCATAAGCTTATACTACTTGGAAACCTAAATGATGTTTCGGGGTCGCCGACGTATACATCGGTTCTGTCAATGGTGGAATTAAATGGTATTGGTCTATTCCAAAATTGTGTATCTAAATCTTGCGGCCCGTTGTAAAACTGATTGTTTTGATCAACTGTTACTAATCTATTATTGTTTTGCAGTTTTAATAACAAGGGTAATGTTTTACCGTCTTTTTCTAATGTGTCTATCATTTCTATATAAACTACTTCATAGACAACATCGTTCGTACCTGGTGTTTTAGCCACAGCCGATTTAATTTCGCCAAATCTAAATCTTTTTGCTTTATGGTTTTTACCCATTGCACTGATATATTCTGCGGCTAATCTTGTTTCGATTCCTGCATAGACTAACATTCGCAGATCTTTTTGTATTCCGTAATTTTTATCGTACGGTCTATAAATGTATTTTTGATCAAATATATCAACGTTATTGACAAACGATTTAAACAGTTCTCTCTGACTTGGTTTTAAGAAAGGTTTAACTGTAACATTACTGTAGTTTACATCGTTAGGCGTTTCTACTGTTAGTGTAAATGTTTTTTCTACTGCGCTAAATCTTAACGGATCTGCTGCCTCAACAGTAAATGTATATTCTCTGTCAAATGTGGTAGTATTTTTTGCACCATCTAAAATAAAAGTATTCCCGTCAATGGCAGTGAGACTTAAATCAGTTGCTGGAAATTCATAAAGGTTCCACTTAATTGGGTCAAAGGATAGTCCACTGTTATGAGCTTGATTAGCTTTGTAGTAACTAGGACTAGCAGTTGCAGATCCAATGGCTTCTGCCATCGTAGTAGTTCGTCCTTTGTTTTCATAATTAAAATAATTCAACGGAAGAACCTGTGTTTGTCCTTCAAATGATGCAATACCAACACTGACTCCGATAATACCTGAACCAAAGAATCCTGGATCACTGTCGTATCCTAGTGTAAGAGTAGTAGCAGTACTTGATAACGCTAACCATCTTCCATTATAGGAACTGGTGCTTTGACCTCTTAATTCATAATAATATTCTAAACCAGACGAAGTTACAAAATTTAAATCGTGAATACCAGCAACTCCGCCAAGTTGATCTCCACTGATTCTAATTGAATCTCCTGGCATGTAACCTGTTCCTGGATCAATTAATTTGATTGTGGTAACACCCTTGTATGTAGGATTTATTAAATTAAAACCTTTTTCAACTCTAAATACTGCACCTGTTCCAGATCCAGAAGATGATGATGCAAAAACAACAGGCCAAACAAAACTAGCAGTTGATATAGAATTGCCATCTGCTAGAGTAAACACTGGTGCCAAGGGAGTTAAATTTTGATCAACAATGTCAAACTTTACTCTATAAATTGAACCAGTTTGTTCTTTATCTATTACACTTAAAACTTTAATTGGATCTAAATTTATTTTTACTGAATCGTAGAAATTAAAACTTTCGTTATCAGTTATAACTTTAGTCAATGCTCCGTTTTTAAAATTGTGATCTGTAGTAGTTACAACAGAAGCTATATTTTTTCTTCTCACTATAGATTTAATTTCGGTTGCATTATCTTGTTTTACCACATCCCCAACGGCGTAATTTTTGCTAGGTTTCCAGTAGCTTTTATATACCACTTGGTCGTTAATTTCGTTTACTTTGCCAACTATTTCACCATCGAAGTTTAAACTTAAACCTGCTGGAAGTTTACCGCTGGTTATTCGATATAAAATCTGCGGACTAAATGTACTGGTTGCTTGAACAAATAGATCACTGACATATCCGGCATTGATACTTCCAAGACTGCCTGGACTAATCCATGACATTACACTTTCAACTTCGCCTAATATTTTAACAGTAAACAATCTTCGACTAGATGCAGTTTCGCTACTTTGTCCAAATCTAGTCGCTTTAATAGTAAAATTAAATTCTCTAGTCACAGCTGACTGATAAGGTACAACTCCAAATACTTCTCCAGTATTACCGTCAAAGCTCATGCCTGGAGGCAATTTGCTTTTATCTCCAATATAAATTGCTGTACTGTCTGGAATAGTCACAGCAAGACCAGGAGCAACTGTAACTCTATAAGTATCGCCCCCAACTGTATCTACGCCTATGATCTCATAGGTAGTTCCAGTTGCCCCAACAAAATCGCCAGAAAAGTTTAAAAATTGTCCTATTTTTGGAACATCGGATGCTCTTTCAAATCTTATAAAATTTAAACCTTGTCTGTTATCTGATGCAGATTCTTTTCTTACAATGCCGCTTAATCTCGCATTAACGTCACAGTAATTAAAGTTAATTGGGCCTAACTCTGTAAACCCTTCAAATATGTCTATTTTAAAAGTTTGATAGTTGTTGGCTCTTCTAGTACCAAGATTAGCAGGTGTTGTAAAGATAGGTGTTCTTACGTAAGTAGCATCTGCGGTAAAAGTTCCGCTACCTGAACTTGTAATAGTATTATCACTTCTAAAGAAGTCATCACCAACTACAAATATTCTGTACTTACGTTTAGTAACGGTATCTCCGTCAGTAATAGTAGCAATAAATTCGTAGTTTCTGTTTAGCTTTCTAGGTTTAGTTGTAGGGACAAAGAAATCAAAAACGGTTGAATCGTAGACAAACGAGTCGTAACCGTTTGACGGTCTAAATCCAAAATCGTATGCTACACTATCGTATAAGTCTGTATCAAAAGGACCGTTACCTGAATTTGCAGGAATTTGTAATAACGGCTGTATAAAACCTGTTATTCTGCCGCCGGTAGTCATTAGTAAACCTGGAGGTAGCTCACCTTCTCCGCTGGCTATAAAATAACTTAATTGTTGGCCGGCTGCGGTGTCAGTGTCTGATGCACCTAACTGAAAATCAATATAACTTGTTTCTAAAATAAAATATGCGTTATTTGAACCAACAGGCAACGGCCCTGGAGGAGTTAACCATTGAGGTTCATCGGCTCCTGCAACAGTCATGTAAAAAGTTCTATCGCTTATTCCAGCCGAAGATGTAGCTCTTATAACAAATTTAAATTCTGTAGTACGTGGAACTTCGTAAGGTGTACCTACTATTTTGTAGCCAGAGATTCTTAACCCAGGTGGAAGTTTCCCAGCAATTACAGAAAATGTAACGCTGGGCGTGTTGTTAGTGGGTAAATTTATGTCTACTGTTTCGCGCTCTTGACGAACACCAAAACTGTATCCAGAATCCTGAATCCAAATAGATAATGCCATTATAGCTCCGTTTTATATATTTACCCAAAAATGGAACTATAATTATCAGAATCTACGTATTCGACTCCTCGGCCAAGCAATTCCTGTAGAGGGTCTAGCACCAATAGCCTGTTTAGGCACCATTGTTCCTGTGTCTAAACGTTCCCTTTTGTAATACAGATACTTGTTAGGTGCGCCTTGTAAGTCTGTAGTATCTGCCGGACCACCACTAGTTGCTGTAATCTGCCCAGTTTTAGCTACACTTAAAATGTATTCTTTAGCCTGTGTTTGATTCCAGTAAGGATTGTTTTCTAAAGCGCAGGCAATAACTCCGCAGACCTGCGGACTAGCCATACTTGTTCCACTGAGTTTCCCAAGGAAATAAGTTGTACCTGTGCTTCTAGAATCGCTTGTTCCGCTGGTAAGTGAGCTAATGATATTTGTACCTGGTGCAAATATATCAACGCCAGTACCACAATCACTGTATGATGCTTTGTAATCACCAGTAGTTACATCTATAGAGCCAACACAGATGTTTGGTATATTATAACCTTGGTCACCAACTGGTCGATTAGGGTCAAATACATCATTGGCAGTAGGACTAGTACCTCGCATATAGTGGTAAGGGTTTGTTACACTACCCGGATATCTAGTAGCCATTTCAAAAGTATTGTCCCAATCAATATCACCTGGCAAACAATGTTTCCAACGACCGTTACCAGCCGCCCCTACAAACATAATTCCTTCTTGTATAGCATCTTCAATGTCACTGTCTAGCGCGGCAACACGTTTAGGAATTCGTTGACCACTAATAAATCCCCAATCATTTAATTGTTGTGTTGTAAATCCTGTACCTGAGCTCTTGGCTGCATTACTGCCAATTTGTAGATCAATCTGAGTTGGATTGTCTTCGTAAAAGACATACTCGCAGACCATAGTTGGACTACCTAATGTCCCGCTTGTACCAGTTGATCCTTCCATTCTTACTCTGTAGGTTCTAGTTCCGTTGACTATGTTAATAGTCCCTGTCATAGTACCATGAATTTGACAAATATAATAAAGGGTAGACGGAGCATCATTAGGGACAGTAAATGTAATAGTGCCGCTTTGTGTTCCGTTATTAGTTACTCCGGTATTGTAAGCATCATTAGTTCCGGTAACTTGAGCTGTTTTAATCCAAAAAGGATGACCACTAGCACTGACATTGAATGTATATGTTCCACCTCTTTTTAATGTTAAAGTAGGGTTAGATGATGAATTAATAGTATAGGCACTTGCACCAGAGTTAGTTACGGTATACGTTCCAGAGTCTACTCCTTCAACACCGTAGTAAATTCTTTGAACAGATCTATCCCCAGAGCATAACATTATTTTTGGTAGATTGGGCGAAGATACACTTATTCCGGAAAATATAGTTGACCCTTCGCCGAATGTAATATAAAAATTTGTTCCTACGTAGATGGTAGTATAACTTACTCCAAGGTATTCGATGCTAAATGGTAATGTAAGAGTCCAATAACCGTCGTCATTATCTCCAAAACTAGGAGTTATAGCTGCCGTAAGAGCACCTGCTCCTAACAACGAATTAGTGATAGTTGATATACTAGCAGTAGCAGGGGTTGACTCAGTTGTGATAACAGTCACACTCATAGCCGCAGCAAATGTTGGACTAGGAGCAAGTGATACATCAATTGTTGATATAAATTTTAATGTATAAATTTCGTTGTTTGGTAAGTTATAAGTAGGTTCTCCTACAATAACTTCAATAGTTCCGCCGTTAGTGGTACTATCAGGGCCTGCACTAAATGTATCTATAGGAACAGGATTAGTGCCTTCGTAAATTTCAACTGCAACAGCTACACTCATTGATCCTGATACTGCATCTATAGCAACATTACTGTTAAAGTTTATATCTCCGGGTCCCTGAATAGTTACTTCGTATAGCGCATCTGGCCCAGTTGCTCCAAGCAGCGTAATATATGCCTGTTGTCCTTGTTGTAACCAAGTTTCGGGGATTGTAAGAATATCGCCTGCCGGCGGCACGTAAGGCCCAGTTGTGGTAATTCTATTTCCGTGGTTTTCAAATCCGTTAAGTTGCGCCAATCTTTCACCGGACGTACAAACTCCGCTAGTACCTAAAAAGGTTACAGCACCACTTGGCGTATAACGAGTTCCTCTGTAAGTAACAGCAGTGATATCACCAAAAGACCATTCACTAGGAAATATGCTCATGCCCCAACTGTTATTTGTGATAGTAGGATTTTTTCTTCTAGTAGAAGGATTAATAGATTTGTTTTTGTGAAATTCTCTTACATAATCCATTACATAGGGAAAGTTAAGATCACCATTTGCACCTGCAAAATAATAAATGTTATAAATGTTTGCTTCTCTCGCCCAGCCTTGTGTATTTCCAGCAATTGTTCCGCAGACATGAGTAGCATGATCAGAAATGCTGTATATGTAATTTCCTGCTGATGTACCTTTTACTGCGGGATCGTGTTGCAACCAATTATAAGAAACTGTTCTGGTTCCGCCAGTGCCATCTGCATTTACTGTATACTCAGGATGACCAAAAACAATGCCGTCACCGTCAATGGCTATCACATCAACATTTTTTCCAGTTGCAGGTAATTTAATTGTTCCTGTTTGATTGTTAGTGCCATTGCTACCCCATCCAGATCTATTTTCTCCTTCATAGCAACGAAGGAGCCCCCAGTTAAGCATGGTGTTGCCAGTGCTGGAACTCTTATTCCAATTACTGGATGTTTGTTCCCGCAATACAGTTAATCCTGCACTAATACCTAAATATCTTGGATGAAGGACAACATTTCTTACTCGGGAATCTTTTCTTAATTCTAATGATTCCCACTCGGTAAGCCAATAATGCGTATTTCTACTAGTGTCTCTTTTTTCTTTAACTTCTACTGATCTTTCTGGGACATATCCATTACCTCCCAAATTTTCCATATCGCTATAGAATTGTTCTAAATCTTCATGCTTAAAAAGAGTTACAATATATTCTTTTTTAGCTGCATAATCTTTCATTGTCATACTGCTAAATCCTTATGTTCTTCTTATTTTAACTCTTGGATAAGTTATTCCATCAGTTGGTCTTACTCCTAATGCGTAGGAAGGAAATACTGTTCCCTGTTCTGCTCGATCTTTATAATAGTAGAGTATAAGATTATTACCGTCTTGCAGTGATGTTACATCGGTATAACCGTCGAATGATTCAAACATCTTTCCAAAAGTTGCATGTGACAGCAAATATGTTTTAATTTGACTTTGAGTAAATGCAGGATATTTTTCTAACACCAGCGCAAGATAACCAGTTACCTGTGCAGTGGCCATACTTGTACCGTTGTATTTTTGATAGGTAGAACCGTTTTCAGTAATAGTATCTGACGAACTTGTAGGTCCAGAATCACCAGTATTGTCATATACCCCAGAAATAATATTCATTCCCGGTGCATATATATCTACCCTTGGTCCAGTACTAGAGGCCTGCATTTTGTATTCTGAGCTAGAGCTTGACAGGGCGCCCACACAAATTACCCCTGGGTGTGCGCCTGGGGTTGGTCCTCTATGATAATAGTAAGGTATTCCGTTGTCTAGAAAATAATTGTCATAATCAATGCCACCTGGAACATCTATTTTATGAGAATCATTGCCTGCTGAACAGACAAATATAATACCGTCATTTATTGCGTCATCCATGTCTGCTTCAAAAGAAGCATCGCGTTGCGGCGCATTATTGTAGTTAATGTTAATACCATACGACAATAATTGTTCGTTGGTAAATTCACCTCTGTAGTTTGAGTTTTGATCTACGTGAAGATCAATAGTAGTATTGTCTACTCCACTACCGCTACCTGAAGATTCATAAAATGTCATTTCCCAAAGTACTGTAGGAGAACCATCAATACCACCGTTAGCAGCATCGTGCCCTTCCCAACGTACTCTAAATGTTCTATTTGGAGTAACGCCGCTAGTTTGTGTATATATTCTTTGGCAACTTCTGTCTCCAGCTGAAATATGTATTTTTCTAGTCTGCGGTCCTTCTGCACCAACAGCCACTGTGTAACATCCAGCAGCACTACCCCCAAATAATACAAAACTGTTTGAACTGATCCATATAGTACCTAGGTTAGGATCCGCACCAATCTGTGATGGACCATAAGTTGTTCCTAGATAGGAAATGTCAAACGGCAAAGAAAGTTGCCAAGCAGCATCATCATACTCGTCTACGCCAGTAGGGCTTGAACCAGTGGGAGCACCTACCAAGGTCATACCTGTTCTACCTAACATATTCTTTGACAATGTGTTTGTTGTGGCACTTCCAGAAGCGGTAGTAATTCTATTGCCACCGTTGACTACGGATTGCAAAGTAGCTAATCTTACAGTGGCACTACACACTCCAGAATAACCAGTGTCAATCTGCGGATTACCAAGACTCTCTGGTGTTATTGTCTGTCCTTGATATCTTATGCTGCTAAATCGAGATTTTAAATTACCTGTATAAGGATTATTTTTTCCAATAATTCTAGTACCTAGACCCCAGCTACAATTTACTATTGTGGGATTACTAGTCCCTTTGTTGTTGTGCCATGCACGAAGGTAGTCAATAACATATCCTAACGGAGTATATTGATTAGCTGATCCAGGATTTAAATCATAGTTTGTAGTATCGTGTCTTAAATTAAATAAATTGGCATCTTTGGCCCAGCCTTGATTTTCACCTGCTATGATGCCAGCTACGTGAGTAGCGTGATTGTTACCACCCGTGTAACTATCACCTGGCGTGGTTGTATAATATTTGTATTTGCCAACCCAGGTGCCTGTAGCTGATTTGGTATTTTCCTGTGCTCCGGTATTGGTGTATCTAAACTTATCAGTGACTCCGCCATTGATACTAGCTGATACAGCAGTTATTGCAACATCTGTAGCATTGTAACTTGAATCGCTGGTACAGGTAACGCTGACAATCATACCAACAGCAAGGCTGTGTGCTCCGTTAGTGGTCACTGTTGCTCTATTACTACTGTCTCTTTCAACATTAGTAATGTTAACTGCTGTCCCGCGAACCGCAGCATCGTGATTGGCATACCAATCGTACTGTGTAATTTTTCCAGTAATTTCAAAATGTGTTGGATACGCAATGTCATCTAGTACAACAACGTCAACATCGAGACCAGTTTCAGTAAAGTTAACACTGGCTGTTTTTTCTGTAAGCGCAGTTTCTGAACCCCAGTTTTCTGGATTAGTTCTTAAAACAGATCTGTATAGACCCCAGTTTCTTTGCCCAATGGCTGGAAGATCTGCTCTGCTGAATGTACCCGACTGTACAGCATGAAGTTCGTTGACTAGATTTGTTTCTTGTAAATCTAATTCAACATGTTGTACACGGGGATCTTGTTTTAATTTTTCTGCTTCAGCATTGGTTAAACGATAATGTGTATTACGACTTATACCTCTTCGGTGAACACATTCAACGGATCTAGTAGGAGCAAATTCAAATTGCCCCTCTGTTTCCATATCCTGGTAGAATTGTTCTAGGTCACTTTTATTTTTAAGAGTGACCACATAATGTCTGTAAATTGCCATATCATACTTCTAGTTGTAATAATGTAAGTGTTACTGTAATAGTTGTAGTACTGCCACTTTTATTAGTTACTCTTACAGGAATAGTTGTTGTTACTGGGCTTTCGTCGTTGAACCCTAGTGTTGCAGGACTGATTAAAATAGTTTCAGCGCCTGTGGTAATAACTTCTGCAATAACACCAGCGCCTGGGCTAGGATCGACCCCTTCTGCTCTAGAAGCATCTGCTATTCTTGCTGCTTCGCTGGTGTAAATTCTTACCCATGCAGCAGCACTTGTTTGAACTTTTAACAGTGAATAAGATTTAAAACCAGTAATGTTAATTGGACCAGTACCGCCCTCTAATAAACTGCCAGTTGTGGCTGCGGCAGTAGTTCTTGAAAATCCGCCACTGGCTGGCAAGTCATCCCATATTACGCTACCGGCACCGTCTGTGGTCAATACTTGACCAATAGTACCGTCTGTGGCAGGCATAGTAAAGCCTGGGAAGTCTGTAGTACCATCGGTATTAAACTGCCAATTTTGATAACCTACATTGTTAGCATCAAGGCGAACTGTGAGTCCGGTTTGATTAATATACATGGTATTAAGGGTAGTTGTAGTATCAAAAATATCACCAGGTGCAGGCGTTCCGCCCCCAGTGTCGGCACCAGCTGATATGCTGACCCAAGATATTTCGGCACCACCACCGTCACCTGCACCTGCAATGATCCAAGGGTAGCTTCCGTCGCCTTGAATACGAGAATTGCCCTCACCGTCGACAGCTAGTTCTATGCGACCTAATGCATTAAGGGTAAATGTAAATGATCCATTTGCCAGTGTGCTGCCGCCTGCACCTGTAGAATCAGCCTGATTGGTCCAAAAGGTTCCATCCCATTTAAGAACTTCACCAGTTGTGACAGGAGTTACAATGTTAACATCTAATAAGTCGTCAATGTTAGCTGCGCCACCGCCTGCATCAGCTTGATTGGTCCAGAAGGTTCCGTCAAATTTAAGAACTTGACCAGACGTAGCAGTGCCAACAATATTAACATCTAACAGATCGTCAACGTTGACTGCGCCACCGCCACCACCTGATGGTGTAGCCGGCTTCCAAGTGTTGCCAGCAGTATCCCATGTAAGCACTTGCCCGTCTGTTGGCGAAAGTGGAGATACATCAAATAAATCTTGTAGACGTAGACTTTCGGCACCGCCTGCATATTCCAATGCTGTCCATGTAGTGGTACCGTCACCTACTTTAAATTTACCCGTATCGGTTTCAAACCCAGGTTCTCCTGCCGATAATACCACGGTTCCGTTTGAGTTCCACTCCGCAGCAGTTCCTCTTCTTAATTGAATTTTTACAGTCATGTTAATTTATCCTTATGTACTCCAATTCCATTCCATTGGAATCCTGAATTTAATTGACGTATCTAAACGCCACGGTTGAGTTGTTACTAACGTGCGATCGTTAAACTCTACATCTGAACCACTACCTTCGTCGCCTACAACGAATGTAATTACCTTAACTCCATTAGTAATTACCAATTGCTCAATTGTGCCAGCAACACTAGGTGTCTTCTGTGGAAAGTTTGTCAATACACAATATCCATTAGCATCAATAGTTCTGCTAACTATTTCATGTGCTGTCCAAGAAGTTAAAGTTGTGCCTGAGGCATTTTTAAAAGCAAATGTAGTAAGGCTAGTCTCTAACGTCATTGTGCCGCCTGCGCTGCCGTTATTTACTACTGAATATCCTGCAAACAAACTACCTTTTTCAGGAGTACTTGTACTATTTGCTTCAGCGCCACGGCTAGTGTGAGATGAATCGCCACTATTATAAAACTGCCAAGTTGGATATTCATATGTAGAATCTGATGCATTACGATAAGTTAAACTATCTACGATGTCTGCTGTAAGTGCTGTACTGATTGTCATTGTTGCCATGTTCTTATACCTCAGTTAATGTTACGCCACCGTCGTAGGGAACAAACGGTGATCCCAGTGTGGCTGTTGTATCAGTATATCTAATAGCACCGACACCAGTGGTATCCGATACTGGTACTATAACAAATTTACCTGATGCTGGAATAGAGTTAAGACTGACATCAGCAGTAGTGGCCATCCAAATTATTGCCCAACTAGCAGTTCCTGAGCGTAGAGCATTGGTAGTTATAGCACTTGTAGTATTAGTAAAATAATAGGTTCTTGTTGGTGCATTGTACTGAAAACTAACCATGTTATTATAGTGAGCAAGACAAATAGTATTGCTGCTTTTATAAGCAGTCCAATTGCTTTCTACTGTCTGTGCTGTAGGTTGAGCACCAGAATATATAGTCATTGCCCGCATTGGACTAGTCCTATCAGAAACACTACCGCTATATGGGGCGGGCGTGGTGTTTAGTTCGGGTGTAAAAATCATGTCGAATGTTCTTCGAGTAACTAATCGACTAACTTGTGCTGAGTATGTTGCCATTTTTAAATTTTCCTATCATGTATTTATTAAGGAGTAAAGTAATCGTTGTTACTAATAACACTAAATCCTGTTACATCTATCTCAAATGTTGGAGTATTTGTAGTATCTTCCTCTAGTTCTAGCATAAATGCACTATTACTGATTACATTGAATCCAGTTACGTCAAACACAAATGTTGGAGTATTTGTAGTATCTTCCTCCAACTCTGTCATAAATGCGTTGTTGCTGGTGAGTCCAAATCTTGGTAGATTAAACTCGCCAGGTACTGCAATTGGCAAGTATTGAGCGTTGCTTGGGTAACTTATTCCTTCGCCCCATACAATTCTTACTGCGCCACCGCCACCGCTTCCTCCGTTATTTTGACCAGAACTTTCGCTAGCACCAAGCCTGCCACCACCATATGACATTCCGGTACCGCTCGATCCTTGACCAAGCAAACCTGCTCCGAGACCATTGTAATTACCTGGGCCGGATCCAGTACTGCCGCCGGCTCCGGCTCCTGTATAACCGCCTGCACTGCCGCCACCGTAATAGCGATCTGCTATAAATGGTGCACCGCCTGCACTTCTGCCGCCTGCACCACCACCATCGCCTACATAGCCACCGCCATAACCAAGAGGATCTGGGGCTACTATTGTTATGCGGGCTTTACCGCCTAAACCTGCAACTGTGCCGGTGTTGATAAAATAACTATCACTGCCATCTTGTCCATCGCTAGAAATAGGTGTAGTCCCGGCAGCACCAACTACTACAGTGTAACTTTGTCCAGGTACAACTGGTATATAATTTTTCCACCCAAGACCACCACCACCACCACCGCCGTTATATGATCCCGATGCGCCACCACCTACTGCTACTACACAGACACTGCCAACACCTGCAGGTGCTGTCCAGCTGTAAGTTCCTGGAGTTGTATATTCTACTGAGTCTGCTGGAACTAATACAACGGTTGTGCTTGTATCGTTAATAGTAACTGAACTGCTGGTTGCTACTACTGTACCACTTGTGCTACCAGTACGTACTGATGCAGTAAATGTTTCACTACCTTCTGTTGTAGCGTCAGCAGTAGGAGTTACACTAAATGAACCCGAGTTACTAGTAATAGTAAATGATCCAGAAATAGTTCCGAAGTCCCCACTATTAGTTATTGTCCAGTAATATGTTCCATCTGTAATGCCTGTGCCAGACACGTTAAATGTTAGACTGCTACCTTCATTAACACTGGATGCAGCTGGAGTAATGCTGTATGTTGCTCCGGGTGCTGGTGTTGTACTCGTGTCGTTGATAGTAACTGAACTGCTAGTTGCTACCACAGTACCACTTGTACTGCCTGTACGTACTGACACAGTAAATGTCTCTGCGCCCTCTGTGGTAGCATCTGCTGTAGGAGTTACGCTGAACGATCCTGCATTGCCAGTAATAGTAAACGATCCTGATGATGCTGCGGTAAATGATGCATTAAAATCTCCGCTACTGGATACTGTCCAGTAGTATGTGCCGTTGGTAATGTCTGTACCGGATACATTAAATGTTAAACTACTGCCTTCATCGACACTGGATGCAGCTGGGGTAATGCTAAATGTTGGTACAGGCGGAGTAACTCCACCACCATCAGCTGTGGCAGTAAACGATGTTGTTGACGGAATACCTGCACTAATAAAGAATTCAAATACTGTAGTAGATGCAGCACCTGCATCAATATCACCGCTGGTCCATTCTGTTCCAGAACTACCAGGACTTCCACCGTCCATGGTTGCAGCAAATACAGAACTAGTTGGAGTTCCACCGTCAGCTTCTGTGTCAAATACAACAGTTGCAGGTCCTCCACCGTCTACATCTCCAGTGGTCCAACCCACAGGTCCAGCTCCGCCACCTATAGTTCCGAGATCTAAATTTAAACCAGTTTGATAATCAAATGTTTCAAAGTCAACTGGCAATGCCTGTACTAACAACTGTAACGGGTTAGTAATGTTTCCGCCCAACGTGCCAAAATCAAAGCTATTGCTTATTCCGGTACCGCCACCAACAGCATTAACCCACGACGTTCCATTATATTGTAAAACTTCTCCGCTGGCCGGAGAGTTAATAGCTACATCAGTGAGTTGATCTAAAGTTGTAGCACTACTTGAAGAGTTAATAGTAACATCACCAAGACCGTTAGTCGGGGATATTGTAACATTGGCGCCTGCAATAATCTTGCTTACACCAGAAGTAATAGTTCCTGGTGTCCAGTTAGTGCCGTTCCAAACCAGTGCTTGTCCGTTACTAGGAGCAGTTGATGTTACATCACCAAGTGCAGATAAATTATGATTGCTGATATCACTGACCTGTCCAGTGACATTGCCAGTAAATACAGCATTTAGTCCGGTTGTCCCTGCATTTAATACTGTAAGACCATTAGAAGCTCTAACATTACCTGTTAAGTTACCTGTGACATTACCTAGAACGTTACCTGAGACATTGCCGTTTACAGGTCCAAAATGTGTTCCGGTAGTATTACCTGTTAGGTTGCCAGTGACATTGCCTGTTAGGTCGCCGGTAACATCACCTGTTAAATCTCCAATAAAAAATGGCGCATTAATTTCAGCGGTAGCATTTATCGAAACGCCTGCTTCTAAATTAAGAATTCCGTTAACTGCACCTAAAGTTAAATTTTGACTAGAATAAAAAGTAAGAGAGTCACCGACTCTATTTGTTATAAGTGTTTCGCCGGGAATATTTTTATTGTTCCCGCTGATTACCAAAGAATTTAAAGTTATCTCATTAAAATTTTCAGTAGTTGTATTGTAAGCAGAAAGTAAGATTGTAGTATTATGAGCAGTAACTTCAATTGGTAAGTTAGCAAATATACTGTAACCGTTTAAGTCTAAATCTCCTCCTAATTTTGGATTAGGATCTTCTTCTACTGCATTAATGCTGTCTGGGGCAGCTACGGTTATTTCCTCACCATTGTGAGAAATAATCATATTAGCGCCCTGCTTTATACTTCTAAATTGTAGGTTAACAGTATCTTTGCCTACAAATACTGGACTACCTGTACCTAAATTTTCAGCATTTTCAACTTTGGTTGTGTCAAGCGTTGAAAAGTTGTTATTGGCTTTAATAAAGGCCGTGCGTAGGTCATCACCGGTCCCGTCGTTTGCGTATGTTCCAAGATTTACTGTTGTTATACTCATAGTTCGCTCGTATAGTAATATTTATCAGGGACTAGCTGTTTAATTTAAACGTACTGTATAGCATGGATAGTGTAACTATAACCTACCCCACTTGCGGTTGTACTGTTAGTTGTAGCTCTTACAGTTATAATTCCTCCTGAAATTACTGCGTTGTTAGTGCCTAGCGGTTTGGTTCCTATAGTAGTTCCATTGGTTCTTTGTTCGTTTATAGCAACAAGAGAACCATCAGATGCTACTAACCATTCACTGATGTTAACTGCACCAGTGTTATTGTTTGTCCAAGTAATAGTATATCTACAGGTAGTATATGCAGCAGTATCAATGGTAAACAAGTTTACTGTTTCTGTAGCATTTGTTACCAGCTGTGTATATGTTCCACTGAACAGTCTTTCTAGAGCACCAGTAGCACCACTGCTGAGATCCCTAGTGATATTAAACGAAGTTGCTGAAGTAGATAGTGTAAGACTAGTATTAATAGTTGTGTTGGTAAACGATCCAACTGCATATCCTTCTGCACCGTGATCACCCCATCCATACGCAGTATTCCAGTTAGAAACTTCAGTGTTGGTAATTGCACCTGCTGGGCTACCAGTAAATACTGGATCAGTTTCTACAAATGTTGTTAGATAACCTGCAAGTGTATGATCGCCCCAACCATACGCAGCATTCCAGTTAGAAATATCAGTGTTGGTAATTGCGCCTGCTGGACTACCGCTGAACACTGGGTCAGTTTCTGTATAGCTGGTCAAATATCCTGCAAATGCATGATCACCCCATCCGTATGCTGCATCCCAGTTAGTAACCTGCGTACTGCTAATTCCACCAGCTGCACTGCCACTGAACACTGGATCAGTTTCAGTGTAGCTTGTTAGGAACCCACTGTCATTGGTCAATTGACTGGTTGTTGTAGGTATTGGAGGTCTGTTTGTGAGATCGCCATAATCTCCGCTGAATGTTGTAAATCCTGTGTCATTAATAAAAGCACTTAATGAAGTTGGTATACCGTTAAGATCACTGTAATTACCGGTAAATGCAGCAAGTCCTAAAGCAGTTGGAATCCATTCTGTTGTTGCTAGATTGTATACAAGAACATTACCGTCAACAACACCACCTGTGGAAACATTTGAAAGATCATCTAATGTTGAAGGAACAAATGGTGTATTACTTAAATCACTGTAGCTACCACTTGTTGCTACTGTGGCCAGTGTTGGTGTACCTGATAGATCAGCATAGCTACCACTTGTTGCTACTGTGGCCAGTGTTGGTGTACCTGATAGATCAGCATAGCTGCCGCTTGTTGCCACAGTGGCCAATGTTGGTGTACCTGATAGATCAGCATAGCTGCCGCTTGTTGCCACAGTGGCCAATGTTGGTGTACCTGATAAGTCTGCGTAACTTCCACTAGTAGCTACAGTAGCTAATGTTGGTTTGTTTTTAATAAAATCAGCTGAAGTGTTAGTAGTTTGTGTCCAATCACTTTGTATCTGAGCTGCTGGTATTGTTGGCGTACCTGATAAGTCTGCGTAACTTCCACTAGTAGCTACAGTAGCCAATGAACTAGAATCAGCTTTTAATGATATTGCATTTGTAACAGTAGAAGCAAAACTAGCATCATCATTTAAGGCTGCTGCTAGTTCGTTAAGAGTATTAAGTGCATCAGGAGCAACATCAATTAAATTAGATATAGCAGTATTAACATAAGTTTCTGAAGCCATGCCAGTAGGCACACCGCTCAAGTCAGCATAACTTCCGCTTGTGGCTACAGTGGCAAATGTCGGTTTGCTAGTAACACTGGTCCATGCAACAGAGCCAGTCCATGCTGTAGATTGTGTAGTTGCATCAGGAAATACCACAGAACCCGAACTGTTAAATGTCCATTTCTTTTCACCTGCTCCGCCATTTTGAAAATTAGAATATAGTTCAACACTGTTATTTTTTACAGTAAGATTACCTGCCCCTGTTCCTGCTCCGTCAGATCCGTAAGCGTAAACATAAACAGGAGTACCTGTACTCTTGCCTCTGATATTAAAACCTGTGTCAGTTCCAGATTTATCAAAAATGTGCTGCCCATTAGGCCATACTAAATGACCGTCTGCGTCAACTGATACGGTATAAGATCCGTTTTTCAGTGCGCTGATACTAGGCTGCGATCCACCTACAGTAAGGTTACCAGTCCCGTCAACACCAACGGCTACGCCGCCAATATAGATAGTGTTATTGCTTACATAAAGTCTGCGCCATTGTTTGCTAGGACTACCTAGATCAAACCCAGAATCAGTTGACGGAATAATATTAGACGCAACAGCCGTGTAAATATTTTCTTTATCGTCAAAATAAGGCAAAGCTTGCCATGCAAGAGCTCCAGTACCTATTTTTAGTTTACCTGTATCAGTTTCGTATCCAGGTTCGCCAATACCCAGTGTTGGATTAACATTGGTCCAATTGGCTGCTGTATCTCTTCTAAATTTAATTTTTGATGCCATTTTATGCTCCGCCTCCGTCAACGAGGAAATCTGCTGCGTCGAATTCTGTAGTTGAATCGCCCCCATCTATATTTAAGTCCAAAACTAGATTAAGGGTATTGTCTACATCGCTGTATGTTGCTGATAATCCGCTATGCGTTCCGTTAGTAAACATTTCTGCCGCATAGTCTTGTGCAAGTTCTTTTAGGTCTGCTGCCGTGCCGCCGGTGAGTGTGTACAATTCATTGAAATTAGAATTTACTTTTGCAAATGCAGTACGCAACGGATCACCGTTTCCTTTGTCAGCAACACCTAAATTTATTAATTGTTTTGCCATAATTTTATCCTTAACCGTAAGTTACGTTAATTGTGTACCAGTTCAACGAATTAGCACAGAAGAATTCTAATGACGTGCCTGCTACAATTGTAAATGGATCGGGTGTATCGTTGATGTTTGCAGCACCTGCAGGGTACAATGAAAGATTATTAGTACCGCTGTTTCTTACAATAATTCTCATACCTGCCTGTGCAGTAGGTAATTTTACACCAGTTCCACTAGCTACGTTACTAACAATGTTAATGTTTGCGTCTAACTCTGTAGCAGTTGCTTGGTTGGTTCCTGCGGCTGTAATATTACCAGTAGTACTAAATTTAGCAATACCAGTAGAACTTAAAGTGTTATTGTCAACATAAGATTTAACTGCTGCTTCAGTAGGAACCGCAGTATTAGAATTGCCACTCAGTGCAGTATCTGTGCTGAATTCGGTAATGCTTGCACCAGCAGACATAGACAAACCAGTTAAGTTACTAACAGTTCCGCCGGTAAGTGCAGCTCCTCCATTGAATTCGTTGGCATAAATTTTACCAAGCTTATTAACTTCTGTACCAACATTTCCTAGGTAGTCTGTTCTCAATATAGAGTTAACTCCACCAAGACTTGATGAACGTGTAAGACCAAAATAAACTGTGGTATCAATGTTAGTACCAGTGACTGCTACAGTGAATGTAAGGTCGTTGCCGACACCTAATCCGCCAGATATTCCGTTAAGTAACTTACCATCAACAAATAGTTGATCTCCTTCGGCGTATCCATTACCACCAAATGTTACAGTAATGCCGCTGTATGCACCTCCGCTGTAACCAACATTAACTATAGCACCGTATCCGCTGCCCGAAAGGCTAGTAACAGGCACTGAAGATATAGTGCCGCTACCTGATATTGAATTACCAGAAACACTACTGAATACAGAAGAAACTTTTAAGCTGTTAAATCTTCTTGTTAAGACATTAGCACCAGGATCAAAACTTGTAAACAGGTTGTTAATACCATTCTGTACAATTCCGCCTGTGGTAACTTCCTGTGGCGCAGCTGGCGACCCTGTAAGATTTCCTAGAATTCTATTTGCAGCAATATTTTGTATTTCAGTAAGCGCCACACCGCCTGCTTTAATTCCTACCCAACCATCAGTGATTTCAAAGTTACTACTGTCAAAACTTGCAACACCGCTGGCTGCTTGTTTCTGTGCAGCAGTTCCTGTTGGAGCACTGGCACTAGTTGCGGATAATTGCATCAGTAATTTACTTTGTGCAATATCAGCTGTTGCAGATATGTCAGTATCTTCAACCGATCCTGAAGTTAATTGATAATCAAGCGTTGAGTTTTCTAAACTTAATACTGTTGCACCCTGTGCATGATCAGACCCGCTGGTAGTATATTTAGATCTAGTAACACCGTCAAAGCGTTTTGCACCGAGTGTAACTCCTGAATATTGAAATATTTCGTTGCCTATTCTAAAATGTCCCGAAGTTGGCCATGTAGATATATCTTCGTTAACAACAACTCCGCCTGCTACACTTGCAATAGTAGCATCAATAATACCTACGTCCACAGTTGGGAAGTTAGTTACGCCGCCATCTAGTGTGGCAGTAAGTGTGCTAGAAAGTGTAGCAGATATGTCTCCACTTATTGTGGCACTGACTATTGATTTTTGTGCTCCAGTAAACACTGGAATATCAGCCGACACAGGAGTCATCACATTGACTTCGTTGAGTTTAAAGAAGCTGTCTTTAGCCGCTACCTGTAGATCAACATATCCAATAGTCGAAGCATCAGTTGAACTTGCAGCGTTATAGACAAGATTGGTAATTCTATGTCCTACAACTGCACCCATACTTAAATCTGCTTCTAGCACAGGACTACCAAATGTAGGTAGGAAACCGCCACCTGCCGGTAAACGTTCACTGGATGTAACTGGATTACCGTTTCGATCAAAACCTAATCTTCGATTAATGTAGCCTTGAACTGCACTTTCTACTGGTACTGAATCGTCAGCATTATCAGTCATTGTGTCGTCAGTGCTAAATTCTTTAGCAACAACACCACGTTTGAAACCAATACCGTCCAAGTTGCTCAACGCAATACTTGCAGAGAATGTAACAGTACCAGTACCTTGGTCAACAGTAAAGAATGGACCTACACGGAAAATACCGTCTTGGTCAGTTGACACATAGAATACACGACCTTGCGTTTCTTCAACAACTTCGTTAGACTGTATCGGTGTACTTACAGGTGATCCTAAAATATTGCTAGGATAGTTTGTACTGTTGAATCCGCCTGATCCAATGTCTAAAAAGTCATGTCCTGTAGCACGGCATGTACTGATGTTTACAGTGATCTGTGCAGGTGCGCCTGCTTCAATACCTGCTCTTATATTTTGAACTCTAGTCTGTGTAAGCCCTGCAAATAAACCTGGACTAAATGTATTCTCAATTGACCCTTCACCGTAGGCCTTATCTATAAGTGAAATATATGCTGACTCGGTACCATTAATTGGAGTGTATGATGCAATAGCAAACAATTTACCATCTAATGCTAATAACAAATCTCCAGAGTTCATTCTTGCAATTGTACTAGCATTTGAAATACTTTGAACTGCAATTTTATCATCAGCTACGTTAGCACCCATTGTTTTAGGACCACCGTCTTCATAGTCAATATCTGCTAGTTTACTAGGATTAGTTTGTAAAATAACATAGTTGTAACTAGTATCAAAAGACAGTATTGCCTGTCCTGTTGGCAAAGGTGAACCAGTTGGCGTAGTAAGTCCATACGCTAAAGTTCTGTAAACTTGATTAGCTTCTGCTACACTGGTAAATTCTAAAGCAGTACTAGGTCTTACTGGTTTAACAGCTTCTACACCAGTAAATCTAAAATTCTGTAAACTTCGTATAATAACATTTTGACCGTCAACTAGACTTGACACAAGTCCAGCAGAAGCAGACGCTGTATTTAGATTTAATTTAAGAACAGTTCTTGTAGTAACAGCAGGTCCAGGATCAACACCAACACCTATGCTGGTAGTAAGTTCAACGTTGCTTACTTCGTAAGTAGTGATAGGACCAAGATAATGTCCACTAATTGTACATGCCCCATCACCGCTACCACCAGTTGTTGCCAACGATGCATTGTAGCTTGTTGGGTAGCCAGGATGTTGAGCGTATGTGCCGGGCTCAATTAGTTCAATTGAAGTAACACCGCCTGTTACACCGTCAACAGATAAGACTCTAACCTGTGTGGCCAAACCACTAGGGAACAACACGCCACCAAATACTGTAAGAATATCGTCAACTTGATATCCTGCTCCCGGTGCTGTAATTCCAATGTTATTTGGTGCCGCTGACGTATTCTCAACTAAACTTTGTTTAGTTGGAGTATGATCAATTTCAATTTCTGAAATGTTAAACGGAGCATATTGATAGTTGTCAATGTAAATTGATTTGTCGCCGGCATTATTTCTAGCACTGAAACTACCTCGTTTATAAATTTTAACAACTTGTAAAACATTATCACCTAACGCTACAGGATCGGGAACTTCTCGAGGATCTCCTCCTGCTGCCCTTAAACCATAGACACCGTTACAGCTTGATCCGTTAAGAGAACGAATTTGTCCGCCATTTACAGAATAATAACTGGTCCAATTGTAGTATGTAAACACTGATACTAGTTCTGAAATAGCATTATTTGTAGCAACAACTCCGTAGCCTAAATCGTTAACCTGTGTAAAGTCATTGGCCAACATTGAACGATTACCAGGAGTTCCTACTATGATTGAATAAGGATATACCCAAGGTAAGCCTGTTGTTGGATTATTTACTGGCCAAGGTGTAGATTCGTCTAGTGTAACAGTACAAGTACCAGCTACTCGATTATAATTTGATACTGCGTTTATTTGGTATCTTGATCCTTCAATGATAAAACTTGTTGGAATACCTGGTTGTCTTACTGTAAGACCTCCAAGTGTAATAGAACTTGCACTTATTCTTGACGCTACAGTTGCAGGCAAATCGCCACAGAAACCATCAAGGAACATACCTCCCCTAAATGATTTTTTGTTTACGCTACCACTTAAACTTGTTGCAGTTTGGAAATATGGAGATTTAGTCTGTATCTGTCCTTCTGGATCAAGCACACACATAAATCCGCCATGACCCTGTGCTGTAATGTTACGTAAGATTGTTCCATCGTTTAATAGGAACACATCCATGTCTTTGTTGGCTTTTGGTGGGTTGTTAACGCCTTGGATAGTTTTCTTGATACCGTTAATTAAATCGCCAACAATGGCAGCAGCAGTAGGTTCTCCAGTAAGTATAAGTTGAGCCTGAACATTGATGTAATTAATACCATCTAATGTTTCTGTAAGCTGAGTTGTAATAGCTTTACGTCCACTAGAACTCCACTTATATGAAGCACCTGCTGCTAAAGTTCTTGTGACTCCGCCATAGGTTAAATCATATATTAGCGCATCAACAATTAATCCTACATCTCGAGAACATAGTGTTTCGTCGTAGACCAATGTTGGATAAGTTGTATTGATATAACTTATTACATCAGATTGAATTTGTAATTTATTTGAAGTAAGTAAAGTTGCTGCCGCAGTATTTCCGGCTGTTTTAACAATACTTCTACTAAAAATTCCAGACTGTCCTGTAGGATCTGTCAAATAATGATAGCCAAAGTTTTCACCTGTTGGTGCTAAACCAGATCCGTTTAATCCTCTTACAGTTGCACCTGATAGTGCAATTAATGGTTGATCGCTTATTTCAAAACTGGTTGAATTGATAATTCTTGTAACCTGTGTTGCCGGTGCCAGTTCGCCTGTGCCTGCAATAACACTGACATACATTCCTGTTTCTAAACCGTCTGTGTCAGCAGTGGTAATTTTCCAATATGCGGGACTTCCTGAGTATTCAAAACTTTCGGCAACAAAAGACGAGGCAGCATCGGCAGCAGTCGTATATGTTCTTGTTAATCCGTCAAATGTATCATCTCTGTAAAAATACATTCCGGCCCACGGACTTGTACTAGTTCCTGGCGCTGGTCTAATAATTACTCGACGGAATTCATCACCTTTAATAGACACGTTTGTTGGAACACGTATTGGAAATTGTTCATAGTAAACACCAGACTCAACACGAACTGTGATTTGAGCTTCTGGTACAGGTTGTCCAAATTCTAAAGTCTCGCCGTCAATAAACTCAACTAGTGTGCCATCTCCAGCTCGTCCGTTGAGTACAATGTTTTTAATACTTTCGACAAGTCTTTCGATAATGATAGCTGAATCAGCTTCACCAGTATCACCGGAGGTATTCTGTGGAATAAGACCTCTTTTACCAAATGCTATATCGTTTGGTGCTGGAGGAATAGTAGTGTTAGTAATGATTTGTTGTGCCAGCAGATTAATATAATCAATACCGTCAACTGTTTGCGAAACCTGTCCCGGAGGTAACACTGAAGAAACACCTAGATAATATGATCTTCCTGCTTCGATAGATTTTTTATTACCACCATATGTAATATCAAAAATAATCGCGTCAACAATTAAACCTGCGTCTCTAGCACATTTTTCTTCGTCAAAACCTAAAATTGGATACTTGGCTTTGATATAAGTTACTACTTCATTTTTTATAAAATCTTTGTTTGCTAATAATCTAGAAGCAGATTTTTTATAGTCTGTTGTGTAGTTAGTGACTTCAGTTTCTTTGAGTAATAGTTCTACAACGTAGATATCATTGAGGCCGGTAACACCGTTGTAAGTTTTAACTCTAGCAGTGGCACCACTACGTATTCCTTTAAGAATACTGCCTTCTCGTAGATCTCTATTAGCAACATCTTTACTTTGATCAACACCGCCACCATTAGAAAATACACTTAAAGTTCTAGTACTACCAGCACCAGTAGTGATATTTTCTATATAGGCAAAATTAGAAACGTTAGCATAGGTTAATAATTGTCTATAAGGACCTGGCTCCGACAACGAAGCAGCAATTAATTCTTCTGCTTTAAGACAGGCTGCTCCGACAGTTTCATACGCATAGGCAAATGCACGACCTTCTTTTCCCGGAGGCGTTTTAATCTGTGCATCATCACCAGCCATTGATACAAACAAGTTTGATTCAGATGCAAAACTTGAATTGTCTACATAATATTTGGTAGCTGCCTGTAGGTCATCTGGACCTGTAGGCGAACCTGATCCAGCAAGTGTACCTGGGTGATCAAACAATACTAGGGCACCAGTCATAGTATCGCCTTCTCGACGAACAGTACTCTTACGAGGTAATGCTTCATTACTGACCCAACTACCTGAAAGTTCTGCATCGTAAAAGAAGTCAGTTATTGTTTCTACGCCACGTGTGACAATTTCCGGATCGTTGACAATAATCCTGTTTGTACCATCTAGTGCGTCCGGTCTAGTTGGATGCAATGATAATCTATTTTTGTCAACGAATCGTAAGTAATATGTTAATCCATTGAGCAGTCCTGTGGCAGATGCAATGGTAGCAAAGTACTTGTAAGGAACACCGTTAGATCCTGTGTTAAACCCGTGATTTGGAATAATTGCATAACCCTCAATCCAATTGGTTATAGTTTTTGAATATTCAGTTTGATCTAACGGCTCACTTCTTACACGAACTTGACTTCCTATTCCAGGGCCACCGCTGGTTTGTAGATATCGTTGATCGGCATATCCTCTAGTAATAACTAGATTATCTGCTGAAATAAATGTATTATGGGTGTTGTTAAAGTCTGCCGCAACATCGTCTGTTGGATCAGGTAAGTTACCAATAGTAAAGTTTTTAGCATCCATGTGCCCGCCCAAAGATGGAACTGGGTCTGTAGAAACTTTACCACCAGTGGCGATAATTCTTATTTCGTTGTCGTCTTCGTTGTCAACTTGAATGCCTTCCCCGCCAACTAGTGCTTTACTTAATAATGATGAAGCATCTGCGTTTGATATAATAACCTGATTAGGTCCGTATACAGGAGCATCGTCAAGATCAGTAAAGGCAATTCTGTCGCCTTGTCCAAAAATAGCAAATAATTCAGAAAAGTTTTCGTTTACTTTACGGAACGATTCACGGATACTATCGCCAGTACCGTCATTGCCTTGTACACCAATATCAATATTTTGTCTTGCCATATTATTCCCCTATGCGGTCTTAATAGTTGTCTGCTACAGAAAAGCTAGATCCGCACCCGCAGGTAGTTTGTGCATTAGGATTTTGAATCACAAATTGCGCTCCCATCATATCTTCTTTATAGTCTATGGTTGCATCATTTAAGTATTGCATACTCATCGAATCAACCAGTACTATAATACCATTTTTTTCTACAGAAAAGTCGTCTTCATTCTGCGCTTCGTCAAAAGTAAAACCATATTGCATACCAGAGCACCCGCCCCCTTGCACAAATGCTCTTAATTTAAGATTAGGGTTGTTTTCTTCAGCTAATAGGTCTTTGATTTTGTCAATAGAAGAATCAGTAATAGTCAGCATTTCATTTCCTTTCGAGTATTTATCCGTAAGTTTTATAACCTTAATGTAAATACTCGATGTATCTTACAGAAGAATTTGTCACTGAAACGCACACTAGAATTAGCAAATTAGGTAAAGAGCATACCTATAGCCGCACTCGCCGAGTGGTCGTATTTAGGTGTGATAACTGCCGTGAGGTATTTCGCAGAGACAGAGAAGATATCAGTCCCAAACGATTAAGCAACAACTATTTTCATTGTTGCAGTAATTGCGATGCAAGAAGATTTGCACAGCGCAAAGGGGCTGAGCGTAGAACAATCTGGGATAAGCCAGCTAGTAGTTTAGATGATATTAGTCAATTATAAATTGATAATTAAATACAGCTATAAATAGTACACAAGGAGAACAACAACATGTTTGATTTTTTACGTAAATTATTTGGATTGCCTACAGAAGCTGATAAAGCAGCGGCAAAAGAACAAGTCGCTAAACCAGAGCAGGCACCATATAAAGTCGAAGCGCCAGCTCAACCAGCTTGGCATACTGCCCCTGCTGAAGGTTCAAAATTAGCAGAAAATGTTCTTGATGTAAATCACGACGGCAAAGTTAACTTTGACGATGTTAAGGCAGCAGTTAAGAAAACTACAACTAGAGCAAAGAAAGCAGCCGATGTTAACGGTGACGGTAAAGTTACCACAGCAGATGCCAAAGCCGCTGTTAAGAAAGTATCTAACAGAGGCAGAAAGCCAAAAGCTAAAGTTTAATTTTTAGACTGTTCGTATAGTGCAAAGCTGGCAAGATTTTTGCCTTTGCTTTCGCACATAATATCGCAGTTATCCCAAAAGCTCAGAGCCCATTCATTACAGGATTTATTCCAAAAGAAGTTTGAATGCGCTCTGAGCTTTGCTTTTTTATGACCACTTTCTATTAGCGACTGTAAGGAGGGAACGGTGTCTGTGGCATGGTTAACAACAACGTCTTCCCGTGAAACACTATAATGTATGACAGGGCGCACACCACGCCAACTATCGCTAATCCTTTTAACACGGTCGTCAGATGCTTCAATATATTCTCCAGTTTTAATCCAATGATGATGTAAGTCTAACACCAAAGCGAGATCGTCGACGAGTTCAAGGCTGGCATCGATTCCCCAGCTGATTTCGTCGTTCTCGATGGTGATGCAGTTTCTTGCTTCGGGGGTAAGTCTTTTGAGGGCAGCTTTGATACCGGCTGGACCGGCTCTACCGGCAATGTGGACGTTGATCTTAAAGTCCTGATATCTTTTACCGTACCCCATCCATCTGACCATATCCGCATGATATTCAAACTCCTCTATGCTACGACTTACGATATCTGGATTATCGCTAGCAAGGACAGTAAACTGCCCAGGATGAAAACTAACCCGAACACCCATCTTGCGAGCTGTATCTCCCACTGCTCTGAAATGTCTTTCGGCGTAATCTCTGACGTCGGCAGTCCTCCAAAACCAAGACCAACTCGGCTCAGTATACACAGGAAGGATATCGCTACTGAGTCGTACCATTCGTAAATTTTCATCTAATCCACCTACCCTTTCAACTAGCAAGCGAGTAGACTCAATGTTCTGCTTCATAATATCCCAAAGCTTTTCTACGGCTACGTCCTTGCTTTGTCTATTTAACCAAGCAACAGTAGTACTGCCAGTATTATATTTCTTGCATTCGTCTTTGGGTTTGATACCATTAACTTGATCAGGACGGTCAATCCATTTACAAGCAAAGCCAATTTTTTTCATTTTTTGCTTTCTGCGTCTACTACACGCTGTCTTAATTCGGTTGTTGAGAAACTGTGTTTACGTTGATTAAAATAATACTCCATAGGAATATCATGTCCAGTAAATTCTTTACCTTGATATTCCTCTCCAAGTATTCTAACATCTATAGGAAAAGAAAGCAATATGTCACGAAGTTCTTTTTCGGTAGCATACACTATAACTTCATTGACAAACACGCAGGCATTTAACTGCACAAACCGTTCAAATACACTTTGTACGGGTTTGTTCTTATGAGGACGATCAATAGTCGGATCTGTTTGCAAGCCAACAATAAGATAGTCACATTGTTCTTTTGCTTCTTTGAGCATTATAATATGCCCTGCATGAAACAAATCAAATGTTGAGCAAGTAAATCCTGTTCTCATCACCAGTGCCTAATAGTGTTAGCAATAATAAAAAAGCAAGTTACAACATGTATTATAACCCAGAACGTCTTAAAGAACAAGGCAATTCGAGCTTCTCGACGTGTAAGTATAGGAACATCCGGACGATCATCGTCCGTCTGCCCCATCAAGTGCCCAGTTGCCCGAGCCCAAATTTTTTCTAAACTATTCATCCTTCGTAGCTTGCAGAGTTGCCAGCATGTTCAAATACTTCTACTGAACGTAGACGAACACCTTGTCCTGTAGGATATCGTGCTTCGAAGAGTCGTCCGTCTGGATGTATCCAACTAATGCCTGCTTGATATGCGCCTAGAATTTCGTTCATTGTTTTGTATGCCAGTTCAGCAAACTTTTCACAGCCAACAGCTTCTACAATACGTAGATTACAAACTCCACCTTCGGATTGTTTGCCCAATGCCGCCATCTGTTTAAAAAGTGCCAAGTGGGGATCATCTGACCCTACACACAGAGTATGATCGAATTGCCATTCACTCCATTCTTTGAATGCTTTGAGTCCACCGAAGTCCATAACCCAGTTACGATCGTCGAGTGTTTCACTTTCAAAGATTAGTTTGATACCAATTGAGTATCCGTGTAGTAGTGAGCAATGGCTGTGTGTACTACGCCATTGTCTAAAACAGCATGACAGCCCTCTGTCGTTACCGTAAGTTTTTGTTGAAAGATATTTTGCCATCTCTAGTCTCCTTTAAAAAGTAGCAAGTTTGATGACATGCAGAATATTTAAAGAGGGGTGAATGCCATGTAAGTCCTCTATGAATACTTATCTCAAGCAACCTTGAGTAGTATGATTTCTTCGTTAATGCGTCCGTTCAATTTAGTATCAGTAGCATTAATGTCGTCCAAGAATTTACGCAATGCAATCTTGCCAGCCGCCTTAAACTCTTTGAGTTTTTCTTCTGGCTTACGCAGAGTCTTGCAGATGCTCTTAAATTCATCAAAGCCGGTAATGCTAGTACCCTTGACTCCCAGAGTGTTAAACTCTGCGGCCACGTATTTTCCTAACTTACGACTTTTAGTGTTGTAGATCCAAAGTTCGCCAGCGCCAATAATGTCAACAGGATTAACGCTGACTAATTTCAAAGGCTCGTTAGTTTTCATGTACTTGAGTTTAGAAATTAGTTTATCTTTAGATACTGCCTTGGTCTTACGTGGAGCACGATTAACTTTAGCTTCTTGAGCAAGCATATCGCAGGCCATCATAATTTCTTGATAAAATGCAATCAAGATTTTAATTTGCTTTCGGCTACGATGACTGTAACCTTCACGCAACTGTTCGTCACCTTTGCCGCTGGCAAGTTCTTCTAACTCTGCCAAATCCCTGCTATAGAATCCTTTAATGATTCTTGCGTGAGCGGCCTTGACCTCTTTACCCTTGAGCAAGTTAAGCATTTTAAATGCCTTTGGATCAAAGTTTTCAGGATCAGTTTGAAAGCTTTCAATAGCATCTTCAATTTCTTCAGTCATGCGATAT